CTGACAAGATTGTCACAAACAAACTTTACAGTACTAACCTAACACAGCCAACACAGCACTATAGATTAGAATTAGATACCAACGGTGTTGTTGTATTACCAGATGGTAGTATTATCAATGGCAGCACCATTAGAGGTGTTGCTGGCACTGGGGAATTAAACTATACAGGTATTACCATTGGTCCTAATATCAATGATGCTGAAAAGACCTGGATGTGGGTTGATCATGAAAATGCTTACGTTAGCACCAACAACGCTGCACATACATGGACCTTTGGCAATGATGGTAAGTTAACATTACCACTGGGTGCCGGTATTAGTGAAACTGCATCAAGTCCGGGACTGTTAAAAAGAAAATATAGTGGGACTTTTGTATTAGATCCAACTTGGTTTGCAGCCAATGCTGGAAATTTGGTTGAAACTACTACAATTAATAGCACTATACAAAGTACGGATTTAGAAGTGTTCAATGCTTTTAGTTTCGAATTTACAGGATACTTTGTTCCTCCAACATCAAACCTTTACACATTCAAAGCACATGCCGATGAGACTTTTATATTCTGGATTGGTGACAAAGCACTGTCAGGGTATACCTACGCCAACAAAGATATGTATGGTGATTACAATGGTACAAGTCCGGAGCAACAAGTACAATCTTTTACCATTGCCTTAACCGCTGGACAGTTTTATCCTATTAGAATTCAATGGGGTAATAGTGCGGGGTGGGGACAACTTGATACGTTTACTTGGGCTAGGTTTGGGCAAGCAGACTCAGCAGACTTTAGCGGACTTATATACACTGCCAACACTGGAGCAGCAATAGTATCAGTCAGTGATAATAAATCTATTGTATTACGTACTGATAACGACATAACAAATAATTGGAACTTTGCCCCAGATGGCAGTTTAACTTTCCCAGACAACACAGTTCAATCCACTGCATACGTGGCACCAACTACTGGCAATTCTACAATAGTTTCTGATCCGGAAGGCACCACAGTTAGTAGAAACGGTATGACTATCAGAGTCACATCAGCGGGCATGATACAAATGTCCTTTGACAGTGCAATTAACGTTAAAGGACGCAGTTCAATTAACAATACTGATTCGACAGTTATTGCATCACCTAACGGTGTTACTACCATTGGAACATGGTATAATATCGGTGCAGTATTGGCCGAAGGAGATCATTTAACAGCTACTATTGTGGACGAAAGTTATCATCATATTTACAGACTAACTGCAATAATTATTCAGAAAACTACAACCCCTGGACAAGAAATTGTTGTATCATACGCAATTATTGAGCAGTTACAATGAACTTAGCAAAACAGTTAAATATAGAATACGGAGCAAATAAATGACAATACTAACATTCCCAACGAATCCAACACTGGGGCAGCTATATAATGCGCCTAATCAAATACAATATGTATATGACGGTGTCAAGTGGATCGTAGAAACAGTAGCATCAACATCTGCCGCAGTGACTAATTCAATGCAAGATCGTGTTGCCCCCATGTTGGTTGCCGGACCACATACTGGTATTGCATTTACCTACAATGCAGGCACAAATGCTTTGAGTGCCAGTATTACCGCACTTAACGGTGATACACTGGTCAACGGTGTTCACGAACTTACATTAGAATCAACTGGTGCTGTAACACTGCCAACACTGACAGTTCCTATTAGCGACAACGCTACTCCTAGCGGCACTGGGCAAACATTAAAATTTAACGATTCAACACAGCAGGCCATTATATTTGGACCAGAAGCATTATCACTAAGTAACCCAAGTGCTCAACGAGTTATCATCCAAGGTGCTCCAGGATTCACAGGAACTACTGGCGAAGGTGGCGACGTTTACCTATGGGCTGGACCTGGCGGAAGCCTCAACGGCAACGGCGGTGATATCAAAGTACGTGCTGGTCAAGGCGATGGCACTGGCAGTGGTGGCTACCTAAACTTCCAAGCAGGCGACTCCGGTACAGGCAGTGGTGGTTATATCAATATTGAAAGCGGTTATTCTAATACCTACGGCAGTGGTGGTGACATTACAGTACAGGCCAACCGCGGTGGCGAAGTGTACATTCGCACATATTCTGATGGTGGAGCAAATAACTGGCTGTTTGGCAACAATGGCGTATTAACATTACCAAACAACGGCACTATAAATGATTACGTTGGCAGTGCTGGTGTTCTTGGCATACTTATTGATAGAACTTTTCAAACTCCCGACAATACCAACTCTGCAAACTTTGGAACAGACACTGTAAAACTATTGCTGTCAGATGTTGAGGCAGCAGAAATAGTAAGTTATTTGACAGCAAGTATTGGAGTACGAGTTTGGTTTAATCAAGGCAACAATTACCCAATTACCAGTTGTGTTCAAGTGTCTACTGGTATATGGACAGTCACAGCCACAGGCATGGGCAACACATTTGCTACCTTTGCGGCCAGTAACACATTGATATTCATCTACACTGGCGCTACTCCAAATACCTATACAAACTTCCCGCAATATGTTCCAGTGGGTGACGGCGCTGGCATTACTATTTCTAAAGGCGTAAACAGTTGGAACTTTGGCACAGATGGTAGTTTAACCCTACCAAATGGTGAGCCAATACTGTTTGGCAATGGTAACTCACGTATACAAGCAGGAATGGGTTTCCACATCAACAGTGAAGAAGGTATTTCATTAGAAGCAGTTGATGCTACCGATCCACTAAATCCTATCACTCATCAATGGCAGTTTGGCATAAATGACACACTAGCATATCCCAACAGTGCTGTACAGCGCGACACTGGCACAGTGACATGTGCGGGCAATGCCAGTACTGTGGTTTACACAGCGTCAGGTCAATATCAACACACTATAAGATTATTGATACAGGTTGAAGGTAATGAGGGTGCGTCTGTAGATTGGGACACACAAGCGTGTGAAATGATCATAGCCAAAAGTTGGAGAGCCGATGACATAGCCGCAACAGTGTATGGCATTGTACATACTAGCGCGGCACCATTGGCAACATTTACCGCAGAGTGGAACGCACTGACCAGCAGAGTAGAAGTACTATGCGCCACACCCAGTGCCAACACAGTTTACGTTAGAACGTTCGCAACAGAAATTACAACAGCAGATTAAGGAATAATATAACATGGCAAATAAACCATTCGCAATACAGGGCGCTGACCTAACACTAGGCGGCGTGAATTTACAAGCAGGTACAACTGGTGTTGTTATTCCTGGCGTTACACAGGCGGCTAACTATCTAGTAGAAGAAGTTGATGCGATGCCTAACATCGGAGGTCAAGACCTTGGCAGTGACGAAACTGCTGTTACTGTGATTGACAATGCTGAATACTTGTATCTTGTCAACGACGGCGACTCTCCAAGTGCTGATTATGTTTCGGCCACTTACAGTGTTGATGAACTAAACGAACTCGGCGACATTGAAGAGATTACGGTTGAAACTGAAGGCGTGTTTTTGGCCGCTGACAAGACTCGTGCAGAAGCCAGTAACATGTGGGCTACTTTAACACCTACACCATTTGTGTCATTCAACACGGCCAATTGGACACAGATTCCTTTCCGTCCTAAGATGCGAGCAGGTGAGGTTGAGAATGTTGGCGGTGGTGGTGGTGGCGATAAATTGGTCAACGGTTCCTTTGAAGTAGTATTAGATTCTAGCGGAAACTTAACCGCAGATGGCGACATTAAAACAGGCGTTGACGGTGGTAGATTTATACAAGACTGTGACGATGGCACAACTTCAATGCGTTGGATCAACGCAACTGTTGAAAGCGAAAGCACACAACTTATTCGAGCCTACAGTGGTGATCCAGATGGTGAAGGTGACAGTGACGAACGAGCACAGATTAAACTAAACTGGCAGGATGAAGATCGCAGTGGCCTAACCATTAGAGCATTTGATCGCACAGATCCAGAAGATACTGTTAGCCATGATTGGAACTTTTCTGGAGATGGTGATCTCTACATTCCACCAGGCAAGACCATCCGTGACGCCATGACTGGTGATGACCTTTTAGCAGGTGGTGGCGGATCTACTGTGAGCAACGTGTGGGTACAGACATTTGAGTCAGCAACTCCTCTACTAGATACACCACTGATAGCACTGAGTGTAGAATATGACAGTGTTGGCAACGTGATTGCTCTTTTCTATAACGTGGAAGACAGTGGCGGGACATTTTATTCAGTGGGCAAGTACACTGCATCTGGCACACGAATTTGGACCACAAGATTTGCAACAGGCTACAACACAGACGGATGGGGATTGGCCGTAGATCCAACTAATGGATTCATCTATGTAGCGGGAAAAACAAATACCGATGGCGGACAGGAAAAGTCCACTTTAACTAAAATTGCCAGTGGCGGCGGCGCAGTTGAATGGAGCAAGACCTATGCGTTTGGCGTGAGCATTAATAGTAACAGCCAGGTAGTTGATGTAGCATCGGACGGAAATCCCGTCATGGTTGGTTTCGCTGTCGCTGGCGCTGACACTGGCTATGTGACAACCACTAAGGTAGATGCTGAAGATGGTTCAATCATTTGGTCAAAAAAATTAGACGGACAGGCTGACGAACAAGCCTACGGCATGGCAGTTGGACCCGCAGGCGAAGTAGTGGCCGTGGGTTACATGGATCAACTGGGTCTTGGCAGTACCAATGCTGTAGCCACAGTAGTCACAGTACCCAGCAGTAATCCTAACTGGACTACTCAATATGGAGGCGGCGACGGTACTAACGAGAATTATCAAGACATAATATTTGACATAATTGTAACTGACGGTGTGCCCGCAATTACTATTAAAACTGACCCGGTAGGTAACAGAACTATCGGTGATACAATTATGACTCTGCCAGGTGATTCGTTTGGCGGAGTTAATGGCGTTGACGACATGGTTGTTAACGTGGCCAGTGTATCCTCTGCGGCAGGCAGTGAAGACGATCACATGCTGGTTGTCAAGTACAACAGCGCAGGAGCAATACAGTGGCAAAAGGCCATATTGTTTGACGCAGGCCTTGACAGTACTGGAGCGGACGCTGACATCGACAGTGAGGGTAACGTCTATGTCTGCGGACAATACGAAGTCAACGAGCCTACTCTATCCGGTGTTTGTATGAATTTAGTTAAATTCAACAGTGCGGGTGTCAAACAGTGGAGTCGTCGTGTAGAGGGTGACTGTGGATCAATTGCTACCAGCATAGTGGTTGGTGCTGATGACAAACTTTATCTGTCTGGTTCACTGTTCAGTTCAACTGTGCCTAATCCAGGGCCTGGCGATCCTATTGACATTTCCTGTGTAGTGGCCAAGTATAATCTAGATGGCACAGTAGTATGGCAAAGACTATTAGATAATACAGAGTTGCTTTCAGTCAGTGGTTCCGACTTCTTGTCGGAGCAAGGCGGCGGAAGTAACCTAGCGGTCAAACAAGATTATGTAGCACTTGCCGGTGGCTTTGGGACAAATCCAGGCGACTTCCGTGCTCTAATAGCACAGTTGCCTGCCGCAGGCGACCTATTCACAGTGAGCGTCTGGGATTTCAAAGCCTCAAGTCTTACTGGTACATTAAACACAGGAGCCAGCGACATCACAGTGGTCGACGCAGATAAGACTGACACTGACAATACGTCAAACATAACCGTGGCCACTGTTACACCAACCGTTGACAGCAGTGCTTTCCTAATAGGCACACTGTATTCAGCACCCGGTAGCAACAACAGTTTGGTTAACAACGGCAATCAACTGGTATTAGAATCAACTGGCACTTTAACATTACCAGCGGGTGGCACTATCTCAGAAGGGTACGTTACCAGCAATCCAACTATTCAATTAACTCCTGATAATCCAACTGTGGTCAGTCAGAAGTTGGTGATCAAAGGCGGTGGTTCGTACCCAAACACAGAAAACGGTATTTACTTAAACACCTATACCATTACTTGGGCAGTGTCTACTGCTGTTGAATTTTATGTGTATGATCCAACCCGTGCTAATGAAACGCTCTACTGGTGGATTGTGCCTGAAGGAAGCGGCATATCCACAACAATGTCGGGCACGGTAGCGTTGGATGGCATCGGTGACGGTAATTTTACTTTCACATTAGACAGTGACGCTTATGAATTTAGAGTTCGTGTATCACCTGAAGACAACAACTACGACCCTAATAATACAGGTGTTGAATCAGTATTGATCAACGGTGACGAACCCACCTTTGAAGGTGAGCATCACTTACACTTGACCACAGGCAATTTAGAAGTGACCAGTATCTTCTTGGGCACTGACAATCACAATGTGCGTACTACAGTTGATGGTGGAATACAAGTAACAACAGGTGGGCAATTTAATATCTGTACTATTGACAATGCGGGAAGTGGATATACTAGTGGTACTACAATCCCAGCCGCAACAACAGGTGGTACTGGTACGGGAATGACTGCGGACTTTGGATATGGTATAGAAGGTCAATTAGTCAGTGTTTCCGTAAATAATCCCGGCACTGGCTACACTAACGGGGACGTTATAACTGTTGGTGGCGGTACTGGCACATTTGTATTAACTCGATACAATAACCTTGCTAATCAAGGCAACAGTAATAGTTTCCAGTCGGCCTGGAACTTTAGCGCAGATGGCGTATTAACATTCCCGGATGGTACTAGTCAAACTGGAGTGTTTACTGGCTATGACTATGAAATTCACGTTAGCCAAACTGACGGTGATGACACCACTGGCAATGGCGACCTGCTTAAACCAGTAGCATCCATCACCAAGGCGTTGACTTTGATAAGTGGGCAACGTAGAACAATTGTTATTCATCCGGGTAGCTATACTGAAAGTCCATTAATCACCACTCAATACACAGTCTTAACCACATTTGAACCATTGGGTGGGAATACTGCGATTATTGGAACAGTCAGTACATCTGTGGGCTGTACAATTACAGGATTAACAATTGAAAATCTTACCATTACTGCTGGTACAGGTGTTGGAGTTCCTAATATTATTAATTGTAATATAAGTGGAACATTAACTAAAAGTGGAAATGCCGCTTTTACTGATATACACAACTGTGACATTGGCACCGCTTGTAATATAACAGGCAATGGACTTGTGACTATTAATGATGGTAATCCATCTTTTGTAACAGTGAATAATGCTGGTGCAAGTGTAATTATCAAAAATAGTATGTCTTGTATTGCCCCATCGGTAATTGCAGGAACATTAAATGTTGTAGATGCCGTAGTAATTGCAGCTGTCACAAACGCTGTCACATCTAGTGCCTCAACTGTGGTCAGTTTAGCCAATTGCCAAATATTAACTTCAGCATTAACTGCCGTTGCTCCAGTTTCTTTATCAGGGTTTTATTCATTTTTCAACTGCGTGTTTGATAAACCAAACTCAACCCTGGTAGCCCTGTCAGCGACAGGTGGTTCAACCAATTCCGTTGATTACTTCCAGTACATCAATGCTGATAGATTGATACTAGCATCAGGTGGGCAAATAACATTCCCAGATGATACAGTACAGACCACTGCTTACCCCGGTATCACCACAGTGGCCAAGACTGGTGTAGTATTACCGACAACTACGGGTGTTGTGACCACACTGGCCCACGATTCTGTGCTGACCGGGCTAACTGATGCTACATACGGTCCGTTTACATTAGGTGTAGTGACATTCAGTGTTGTAGTATTTGGCGGAGTTATCAATTCAATTAGTAGCCTTAGTTCTAGCGGTGATGTAACGGTTGACGATGCGATAGGCCAAATGCCTGACACCTTTGTTGGTGGGCCCGGTGGAACTACTATTACTTGGACGATTGGCAGTGTAGTACAGGAAACGCCAATAGCCATAGACCTAACAAAAACAGTCAACAAACTATCAGACGGCTTATACACATTAGCTGACGGCGTTGAAGGACAGATCATGTACCTAGTGGCACAAAATGGTGTTGTTCCGACTGACGTAAGTGTATTAGTTGCCAATAGTCGTAATATAGGCGTTGGCACATTGTTGCCATTCAGCGTATACGACAATTCTGATGATAGTTATTATGGTAGTATTGGTGGCATCTGTACTTTAATCTTTACAGACGGTGCTTGGCAACAAAGTGGCGGAGCGTGGGAGATAATAACTTAACCTATGACTATAATCTTAATCACACTTTTAATGACGCACTTGACTATAGTGTCAGTTACGCTGTACCTACATCGCAGTCAAAGTCATAGAGGTGTTGAATTCCATCCTGTACTAAGTCACGCTATGCGTTTTTGGCTATGGCTTACAACTGGCATGACCACTAAACAGTGGGTGGCGGTACATCGCAAGCATCATCAGAATACAGACGTGGAAGGTGATCCACATAGCCCACACGTATACGGCATATGGCAATTAGTCTTTGGGGGAGTCAAGTATTACAATCGTGCAGGCAGTGATGCTGATATGGTTATGAAATACGGCATGGGCACTCCTAAAGACTGGATCGAACGCAAACTTTATACACCCCACCATCGCCTGGGCATTCTTCTAATGTTGGTCATAGACTTGTTGTTATTTGGGCCATGGGGATTTCTAGTGTGGGGTGTTCAGATGATATGGATACCATTTTTTGCGGCGGGTGTAATAAACGGCGTCGGACATTGGTGGGGCTATCGCAACACTGACACCAATGATAAAAGTAAAAATCTAATGCCATGGGGCATATGGATCGGTGGGGAAGAACTACACAATAATCACCATGCAGACATTGCTAATCCCAAGTTTAGTCAGAAATGGTATGAATTTGACATAGGATGGTTTTATATACGCACTTTAAGTCTGCTGGGTTTGGCAAAAGTGCGAACCAGCTAAATATAGTATATGAGAGCGAACTATGGCAATACAAACTATTAATCTAGGAACTTATGCAAACGACGGCACTGGCGATGATCTACGTGTAGCATTCCAGAAAGTCAATGCTAATATTTTAGAACTATATAGCACAGTCTATGGTGCTAATGTAGGATCAGTTCCACCTATATCAGGTGTTGAACAAGGCGAACTATGGTGGAGTACTGTAGAAGGTAGACTATACGTTTATTATAACGGTGCATGGGTTGATGCAAGTCCAGAAGACGGATTTGTAACTTATGACATCACTGCTGAAACTGCAACTGGTGGTGCCAGTGTAAGATTAAACGGTACAGATTTATCTCAAGATAGTATTAAATTTGCATCCAGCACAAACGTAACAGTTACACAAACTGACGCAAACACTATTACTTTTAGTTCTGAAAGTTTTACTGGTAATGTAACTGGTAATTTATTAGGCAATGTACAAGGCAATGTTGTTGGTAATCTTATTGGTAATACCAACGGCCTACACACTGGCGCAGTCATTGGTAATGTAACTGGCGATGTGCTTGGTGATACTGCCGGTCTACACACTGGCGCAGTCATTGGTAATGTAACTGGCGATGTAACTGGTGACACTACTGGAACACATACTGGCGCAGTTATCGGAAATGTAACTGGTAATTTATTAGGTGATGTTACAGGTAATGTTATTGGCAATTTATTGGGTGACATCAGTGGCAATGCTGGATCAGTTACCAATGGCGTATATACTACAGGTGATCAAACTATTGGTGGTACTAAGACTTTTAGTAACACAATCAGTGGAAGCATAACCGGAAATGCTGGATCAGTTACCAATGGCGTATATACAAATGGCTCATATGCTGATCCAGTATGGCTTACATCAATTGCAGGTAGCAAAGTAAGTGGCGACATCAGTGGCAATGCTGGATCAGTTACCAATGGCGTATATACTACAGGTGATCAAACTATTGGTGGTACTAAGACTTTTAGTAACACAATCAGTGGAAGCATAACCGGAAATGCTGGATCAGTTACCAATGGGGTATATACTACATCAAGTGTTAATGCTCTAGCAGATGTTGATACTATAACTGCTGCTCCTACATCAGGACAAGCACTACTATGGAGTGGGACAAATTGGATTCCTGGTACAATTACGCCAGGTGGTGTAACTAAAATTATTGCAGGAACAAATATTTCAATTAGCCCTACAAACGGCCTCGGTGATGTTACTATTACATCAACTGCAACTAGTGGTGCTGGTGGAAGTTTAGATTTTGGTACATTTAGTGCACCGGCGGGCTTTAGTTTAGATTTAGGAACATTTTAAAAGGTTTAGGAGACAACAATGGCATTACAGATTAGAAGAGGCTTAGAAACAGATAGAGCAGTAGTTACTCCTGCACCAGGTGAGCTTCTATTCACCACTGATCAAAGCAAATTATATATTGGGGATGGTGCAACTGCCGGTGGCACACTTATCACCGGCAGCGGTATTGGCAACCTTGTTGAAGATATCACTCCTCAATTAGGTGGTGATTTAGATATTAACGGATATAAAATTGTTAGCTCAGGTAATGGCAATATTGAACTAGACCCTGCAGGTACAGGTACTATTATTCTCCACGGGAATTTAACAATCGATACTAATGGAAATTTCACTAAAACTGGAAATTTAAACTTCTCACCCGTTGGTCTTACTACAATAGGTAGCAATGTATCATTAGTTGATGGTAATTTGGCGCTTACTCGAAATTCTTACTCTAGTACAACCGGGCAAGGTTTTACATTTTCACAGCATCATGAAACAGCCGATGCTGTAAATTTTACATTTTACAGAACTAGAGGAGTCGGATCTGCCCCAACTACTGTAGTTAACGGTGATGACATTATTGATATTAACTTTATTGGACAAACTACTTTACAAGCTGCTGTAGCAGCATCTATTGGTGTTACAGTTGACGGGATTCCAAGCACTACCCGAGTACCTGGTAAAATTACATTTGCTACCGACAACGGGTCATCTCAAGCAATTCGAGCAGAATTATCAGCAGTAGGTGTGTGGAAGGTTAACAGTATTCAAAATTTGAGCGGAACTGATCTAACTCTTACTGCTACAACAGTTAACGTTGCTGGCAATATGCAAATTAATGCACAGGGCGATTTAAGATTTGCAGATACAGATAGTTCGAATTGGGTTGCTTTCCAAGCACCAGGAACAGTAGCTGCTAATGTAACTTGGACACTTCCTGCAGCAGATGGAACATCAGGACAAGTACTTTCAACCGACGGATTGGGCGCACTAAGTTGGGCAACTGCAAGTGGCGGAACAGGTCTAGCATCTCGAACAGCAGTTTCTGAAACTACCGGTGTACTTGCTACCGGAGAAACAACGGGAGTATCAATTACTGGGGCTAAAGGATACATTTTATATAAAATACAAACTAGTGTTGCTGCATGGGTTAGAATTTATACTAGTGTTGATGCTAGAACTAACGATAGTTCTAGAGCAGAAGGTGTTGATCCGCTACCAGGGGCTGGAGTAATTGCCGAAGTTATTACAACAGGGGCATCAACCATTGTTATGTCTCCGGGTGTAATTGGATTTAATGATGAAAGTATAACGTCGTCAAGTATTGCCCTAGCAGTTACTAATAAAAGCGGCAGTTCTTCATTAGTTACTGTTACATTAACTATCTTGCAAATAGAGGCATAATATGTCTATAGCCGACTACCTTCGAAAAAAAGAATACATTGTATCAGTGAATGATTTTCAAGATTTAGAATCCATTTACGACGATTTAGAAACTCAAGGTAAAGCACCTCCAAACATAGAATTAACTCGGAGTGTTGATTGCCTACATCGAAGAACTACTAGCAGAAACACACACTATTTGCTAGCAGACTGGGAGGCAGATGCGTTAAAAAATGACCCACGTATTAAATCAGTAACTCTTGCGCCGCGTTATCTTGGAATTAAATCTGGCATTAATAATATAGTACAAACATCAACAGCATGGGACAAGTCTGGGACTACCAGTAACACTATGAAAAATTGGGGATTGCTACGATGTGTAGAAGGTGTTCAGAGATCAGGATGGGGCGGAAGTGGATATTCAGGCGGCGGCGTCGGTACTCCTGCACAAACTGGTACCATTAATCTCACACAAACTGGACGTAATGTTGATGTTGTGATTTGCGACTCAAACGGAATTGTATGGAATCATCCTGAGTATGCAGTTAATGCAGATGGCACTGGCGGCACTAGAGCCATCCAGTACAACTGGTTCCAACATAATGCTGAAATTGGCAACGGTACTAACGGTACATACAGTTATGGCGTAGGTGATCACTCAACACACGTTGCTGGTACAGTTGCTGGTAACACACAGGGTTGGGCCCGTAATGCTAACATCTACAATCTATACTATGATACAGGAACACCGGTTAGTGAGTTTAGTCTAGTCTTTGATTACATTAGAGCATTTCATAGAAATAAAACTGTTAACAATGATATAGGTCGCAAGAATCCAACTATTGTTAACAACAGTTGGGGTATGAGTATTTTTCCTAGTGAATGGTCTTTTAGCGACATTACAGCAGTAACCTATAGAGGGATTCGTTACACACCCGATGTAGGCTCTCCTACCTTTACTGGGTTTAGCGGTGTATGCACTGCAAATGAAAGATTGGCTTTACTTGCGGGTTTTGAAAATCATGGAAATAGGATTACCACTGCTGGACCATATACACCTCCAGGCGGCAGTATATTAATACAGCCGATTACATGGACTCTAGAAGGCCAGCAGGCATATTTTATTGATCTTTCACAACCCAACAGCACTTACCAATTAACTGTTCAAGGTCCAGCAGATTTAGATCTAATACACAATGTTGCAATTGATGCAATATCTGGAACTATGTCGCTTGCCGGCGAAATTGTTATTACTAATTCAAGTGCGGTAGAAGTTCACAGGTTTACTGCCGTAGAACAGTCAACAACTAACGGTGGAACTATTGAGATTAATATTAACGAAACGTTAGTTAATTTACCAAATACTGACACATACACTGTTACATTTTTAAGTGTAATTGATGTATCAGGTGTGAGTAATCCGTTGTTTGCAACAGCAATGTCGTTAACAGTAATTACTGATTCACATGCTGCAACGGCAGCTGTGACAACTATTACAAATACCTTACTTGGTGCCGGTAGTCTTGCAAGTCTAACAACTCCAACAGTGGGAAACAATGACGACGGATATTGGACATTGGCATTGCCATTTAGTATTGAATATCTTGGAACAGAATACAGTACTATCTATGTTAGTACTAATCATTATGTAACATTTGGATCTGGTTCAACTGTGTGGTCAGGGTTAAATGCAATCACTCCTAATTTACCTAAGATCATGTGGTCGTGTGCCGACAACTCAGTACAGAGAATTTACTACGGTGTTGAAGGAACTGCTCCTAATAGAACATATCGTGTACGAGTCGAAGGTGCAGCATCAACTGGCGGAACTGTTGGCAGTCCATCTATGGTTAATGAATATATATTTTACGAAGCAACACCTGCACAGATTGATCTACAACTAGGTGCAAACGGCAGAAAGACCGTAGGCACTGGATTTACAACAGAACAACTTAACGGTTGGGGATTTATAGCAGGCCAACGTATTCCTGCTAGAGTGCCAGCTTGTGACATTGACTTAGACGACCTATACGAAGAAGGTATTGTCATGGTAGGTGCTGCCGGCAATGGCCGATGGAAACATGATGTGCCCGGTGGCACTGACTGGAGTAACACATTTGAAATGGCTAGTCGTTATCCAGGTAGTGTAGCACAACCGTACTATTATATGCGTGGGACTAGTCCCACTGCGAATGATAATATAGCAGGTGGTGGCGATTATGATTTGCCGGCAATATGTGTTGGATCAGTTGATACAATATCTACAGATCAAAAAGTACAATATAGTGATTGTGGCCCGGGTGTAGATATATGGGCGCCGGGGACTTACATTATTAGTTCGCTACCAAGCGGCATTAATGATCCTCGCAATGGAAGTTATTTTCTAGGCAAGTATAGTGGAACATCGATGGCCAGTCCTCAAGTATGTGGAGTATTAGCATGTGCTTTGGAAATATATCCTAATATGAATCAATCACAGGCCAAGGATTACATACTAGCATATGCTAAATCAAATCAACTAACCGCCACATCAGGTGGTGCTGCAGATGGACAAGATTTGCAGGGCGCTGCTAATTTATTTTTATATTACTACAAAGAAAGAGCAGTTAGTGGAAATACGTTCCCTAAGATCAATTACAAGCATAGACCTAGTGCAGGAGCAGTATTTCCTCGACCTAGAATTAGAAGGACGTTGTAATGGCATTGAACATATGGACTGAGCAATCTGGATACAGGTTTGATACAGTACAAGAACGTAGTGTAGTTAATATATTGCTGCCTGCTAATAACAGCGTGGGAATTACATATTCAGTTATCTCTGGTAAGTTGCCTCCCGGTCTAAGAATAGTAAACAATACTATTCAAGGATCACCGTTTGAGGTTCCTCGTACAACTGATTTTAAATTTGTTGTTAGAGCTAGTAACGGAACAGACCTTGCCGACAGAACATTCTTTTGGACTATTGAAGGTGCAGATCAGCCAGTATGGCAAACCGCCGCCGGATCTCTACCAATTGGCCCTAATAATGTTTACTACATTCTCGATAGTTCATATATTGATTTTCAACTACTTGCTACCGATACCGATACTGCTGCCGGGCAATCATTAAAGTATTTTATTGCCAGTAACGAAGGAACCCTTCCCCCGGGATTAGTATTGACAGACTCCGGAAGGATTGCTGGCTGGGTACAGCCTGCGTTAGTCATTCCAACAGCGGCAGGTAACGGATACTTTGACACTGCTGTTTATGATGCAGTTGCATTTGATTTTGGTTATAGATCATCCAACGGGTATGACAGCTATATTTACGATACTGCAATTTTTGACTTTAGTACTGCCAGTCTTAGTCCTAAAAAATTAAATCGTAATTATGAATTTATTGTAACAATCACAGACGGTGATACTGAAGTAAAACGAAAATTTAAAATATATGTAGTTGGCGACGATTACTTTAGGGCAGACAATACTATTACTACTGCTGGTTCCGGATCATTTATGGTCGATGCAACTTATGTACGTGCGCCAATCTGGGTTACTCCTGCTAACCTTGGGGTGCGTAGAGCAAACAATTATCAAACTATAAGATTAGACACATATGAAGACTTAGATCTTGGTCCTATTGTCTATTCATTGGATTCAACCAATCCGGACTTGAGTGCAAGTGTATTGCCTCCAGGTATGCAATTTGATCAAGGCACTGCTGAAGTGTTTGGAGTAGTTCCTTACCAGCCGGCAATTACTAAAACTTACCGATTTACCGTTAGTGCAACAAGACTAAGCGATCGTTCAGAAACTGCTACAAGCAAGCGCACATTTACTGTGCAAGTATTAGGTGAAGTTGAAAGTGTAATGGGATGGATAACTGGATCAAACTTAGGTAATATTGAAGCTAATTTGATCAGCAACTTGTCTGTTGTTGCATCTACTACAATTACTGATTCTGTTATACTGTACGTAAAAACTGGTGGTGCGCTACCTCCCGGTTTAACACTGGCATTAGATGGTGAGATTGTGGGCAAAGTAACACAGTTTGGTGACAGTGTACAATATCAAGGCCTGTGGACGGCCATGCGAAATTACAATATAAACAATGTAGTTCTACGCAGTGGAATATATTACAAGGCTATTATGAGCAGTGTAAGTGCTACATTTAATATAAGTCACTGGGTTGTACATACGTTTACAAATCAAGGCATTGTTACATTTGACGGCAGCAGTTTGAGTTTAGATGCAGGTACTACTACCCTTGATCGTGAATATTCGTTTACAATAAATGCTCGAGACATTTTAGGCTACAGTGCGATATCAAGAACATTTAACCTAACTGTTATTACTCCAAATAATAGATTATACAGTAATATAACTGCTAAACCGTATCTTAAATTAGATCAACGAGAAATGTTTAAAACATTTATTAGAAATACCAGTGTATTCGACGCCACTGCTATTTACAGACCGGGAGATGCTAATTTTGGCATACAAAATGATTTAAAAATGTCCGTGTATGCTGGTATTGAAACTAAAACTGCGGCACAGGTAGTTTCAGTAGTTGGACAAAATCATCGTAAGAAGCGTTTTAAACTAGGTGATATTAAACTAGCACGGGCAAAAGTACCAGCTACTAATACTGTAGTGTACGAAGTAATTTATATCGATGTTATTGATCCTCTTGAAATTGGTGATAAAACGTTAGACTTAGCTGTTGTTGGATCTATCGACCCTATGATGGCTACAGTTGACCAAACAAATATTTACTTTAATGGTCCGTTTGATACTTCAGAAAGATTCTGGGGCAGGCCTCAACCGTATTCAGTAACCGCAGATCGTAGCGATGTATACCCAGATGGTGAATTTAGAGGACCGGGAAGTATTTCTTTATGGCGCAAGCGTATTGAGCAGCTGGGACTACATGATCGAAATTACATGCCTTTATGGATGAGAACTGTACAGGACGGTAGCGTTCAAGAATTAGGATTTGTTAACGCTATTCCCCTATGCTTTTGTAAGGTTGGCCGAGGTGCTGACATATTACTAAACATTAAAAATTATCTAAAAAATAATACGGATTTTAGCTTTAATAAAATCGACTACACCATTGATAGGTATACAATAGATTCTGTCACCGGCGATACCACTGATAAATATATCGTATTTAGAAATGACAGGACCATAATAACATGACCAGTGCGATAGTATCATCAACCATAGACTCTGCTTTTCCAGTAGCAGGGCAAGATAATAACAGTCAAGGATTTAGGGACAACTTCCTAATTACTAAAACTGGGCTGTCTCAAGCAGCAACTGAAATTTCAGAGTTACAACTGAACACAGCTAAACTAAATGCTGCTAATGATTTTGCTGGCAATATTATACAAAACGCAGTGACTAAAAAATTGTATGGGTCTGTTGCTACTATTCTTGAAGCGGCCACAGCTAACTTAGATGTTTCTACTGGGGATTATCATAGAATTACGCTTAGTGATGCTAACATTACTTTAACTTTAACTAATTGGCCAACATTAGACAGCCGGTTTGCTAAAGTACGTATCCATTTAGAAAATTTAAAAGCAACATCGCACACTGTTACCTTTGCAACTAATGCATTAGCTACGGTATCAGATGATGATAGCGGAAAATTTACAAGCCATGCAATCACAGTACCTGCCGGATCCACTGTAGTTGTTGACGCATGGAAGTACGATTTTGGTACTGGCAGCAAAATGTATCTTGGCTATATTGGAGAATTCGTATAATGCATCCTTTAGCTGAAGACTTTTCACAATTAAAAGATACTGAAATTGAAACTCGAGTTTCCGAACTTAGTAAGAAGTACTGGCAGAGTAGTAACCCGTCCATTCAAAGTCAAATATCGTTATTTTTAGATCTATATAATGAAGAACTAAGAAGCAGACGAGCTAAAATGTGGCAGCAACAATACCAAAATAGAGACAAAGGCCTTGACAAATTGATCAATGTCAAGTAAAATAGCTAGATGCTATTAGACTCTTACGGTAATCCGATCTTTCAAGAACACGATATTTTTAACATGCTCTACAACGGGCAGATAGAACATATTGATCAAATTTTTGCAGAGCCCACTGTTGAAGTACAAAACTTGTTTAAGAATTTAGGAATGAGTCCTAAACATATTGATCCATCTACAGATCAACAGTTGTTTGATAAGACTAATCAATTAGATTGGTTTATACCCAAAGACTATTACCCAAACTTAGTAGAAATGCTTTACGGAATGTGCTCTACTAAAGAGCAAACAGATCGTGTAAGCGAAGAGCTTGAAGCATTTATTCAGCACAATATGCTGGATCTGTTATATGTATTAAAGTATATTGTAGATACACTTAGGTCTAATAATGTAGTTTGGGGTGTAGGAAGAGGCAGCAGTGTAGCAAGTTATGTGCTATACTTGATAGGCGTACATAGAATAGACAGTTTAAAATATAATTTAGACTGGCATGAATTTTTGAGATAAGTAATTATATAATGTTAGGAGATAACAATGGCAAATAGTGTTTATAGAACCATGCAAGGCAAAGAAATTGACCTTGATAAATTACGTATTAAAAACGAAATGACTTTGGCGGTGGGCAATGTTAAAGTCAATGCTCGCGGTGATGAATTAGGACCTGGGGGCAAAATCATTAAAAAGCGTGAAGATGTGATGACTGAGTATCATACTCATGCAGATGCAATCCCAACTAAGGCTGCTAAACCTGTTAAAGCAGCGGCAGCACCTGTTGTCAACACCCCCGAATCAAATTTTGAAGACTTTGACTCGGAGGAAAAATGAGTCTAAATGTAACACGCGGCAAGATTAGACCTATCCGAGATCATGTACTGATTAGAGATATGGAATTCGGCGACGAGACCACACAATCTGGTATTGTAGTATTATCAGGTAACGGAAAATCATCTGGCATTAAACCAAGGTGGGGTCGAGTATACGCTGTGGGTCCGGAACAATTAGATGTTAAAGTAGGCGAGTGGGTCTACATTGATCACGGTCGATGGACTCGAGGCGTTACTATAGAAGACGAAAGTGGTGACGAAATTATCATTCGTCGAGTTGATAATAAAGATATTCTGTTATCATCGGACGAGCCGCCTAAAGACGTACTGTTTAATAGTTTATAATATGACCAATCCTTTTAGAGATCAAGAAAAGTTTATGCGAGCCAGCGATCAAACTGTTGGCGAACTAAATGCAGAGCAGTACAAACTGTATTTGTCCCTTATGGACGAAGAATGGAAAGAGCTTAAAGCAGCTCTCCTAATGGAAGACCGTGTGGAGCAGTTGGATGCTCTATTAGACTTCATTGTAGTGACCATTGGTGCAATACACAGTGGCGGCTTTGACGGCGAGGGCGGGTGGAAGGAAGTCATTGGTACTAATCTAGCCAAGATCGACAAAGAGACTGGCAAGGTTCGTAAGCGTGAGGACGGTAAGGTATTGAAACCCGTGGGGTGGGTGCCGCCGGAGTTGGCTCCATTTGTGAGCAAATAACTCAAAGGGACTAGACAGTCCCTTTCTTTTTCTGTATAATACTATAAAAGGATATTATATGGAAATACAACCTAAAGATATAAGCCGGGGACATTTTTATGTCAGCCTTGCAAAAAGCGCACTACGAGTCGTTGCAGGTGGCAATTTAGTTATAGGCAATTTGTTTTGGGCAGGAACATTTTTAATTCTTGCCGAAGTATTGGGTGTAGTTGAAGAGTTAGTGTAATGTGGCGAGTTAGATATTATATGGTTGGCGGAACGAGGACAACAAAATTGTTTCCTACACTAACGGAAGCTACACATTTTGTAGTATATAAAATCCGCGCCTGCGATGTTTACGAATTTATAAAGGTCAAAGAATGAAAGAACTATGGGTAGAAAAATACCGTCCTGCAACAGTTGACGGGTATGTGTTTAGAGACAATCATCAACGAGAGCAAGTACAAAGCTGGATCAAGCAAGGTACTATTCCGCATTTGCTGTTTAGTGGCAATGCTGGTATTGGCAAAACAACACTGGCAAAGATCTTGTTTAATGAACTTGAGATTCAAGATTTAGATATCTTAGAAATTAATGCATCACGTACTAACTCAGTCGAAGACGTTCGTGACAAGATTATAAACTTTGTACAGATGATTCCATTCGGAGACTTTAAGGTAGTATTACTAGATGAAGCAGATTACTTATCGCCCAATGCACAAGCAGCCTTACGAGGCGTCATGGAAGAATACCATACGACCGCTCGCTTTATTCTTACTTGCAACTATCCTAATAGGATTATCCCTGCTATCCATAGTCGCTGTCAGGGATTCCACATTGAGCGAGTTGACGTTACTGAATTTACTGCTCGTGTTGCTACTATTCTTGTTGAAGAGAACGTAGAGTTTGATCTTGACACACTGGATACGTTTGTCAAAGCAACCTACCCAGACTTGCGTAAATGTATTAATACTGTGCAGATGAACAGCTTAGAAGGCAAACTGCATACTCCTGAAAAGGGCGACACTGGCGAACAAGACTATAAGCTAGAAATGGTTGAGCTTTTTAAGAAAGGCAAAATCTCAGAAGCACGTAAACTTGTATGCGGACAAGCCCGTCCAGAGGAGATGGAGGAAATCTATCGCTGGTTGTATGACAACGTTACTATCTTTGGCAATGAAGCCTTACAAGAAAAAGCTATCCTTATTATCAAGCAAGGACTAGTTGATCATACCTTAGTTAGTGATCCTGAAATCAACTTGGCTGCTACGCTGATTAGATTATCGCATCTATGAAGGAAAAGTTAAAACTAGCATACATGAAAACTGCGGAGACATTCGCAGAGCTAAGTCATGCTCGAAGACTACACGTTGGTGCTATTGTAGTCAAGGATGATAGAATTATTTCTATTGGATACAATGGTATGCCAGCTGGTTGGGATAACAACTGTGAAAATGTAGAATGGTGTAGTGCTGGCGGATGGCTAAGTGCAGAAGAGATTATAGAAGGGTGGCCATACGAAGGTACTTACTTAGATACCGATGGCAATGAAATGCAGGGTCGCTATCGATTAAAAACAAAACCAGAGGTGCTTCATGCTGAAACTAATGCCATTGCGAAACTTGCTAAGTCTAACGAATCTGGTATGGGTGCTACTATGTTTATTACCCATGCTCCATGTTTGGACTGTGCCAAACTTATCTACCAAAGTGGTATTAGCAGTGTTCTATATAGGAACTCTTATAGGGATACTGGTGGCATCACGTTTCTCGAACGATCAGGGATCGAAGTAAGACAAATAGGAGATGAGTAATGTGGCCATTTAAAAAGAAAGAAAATTATCAAATATTTTTTGAATGTGAAGATTGGGCTGTTAGAAAATACGCACCTGTTCAATTAGCAAAGAATTTCATGCCTACCGCATTTAAGAATATGCCTACGTTTTTAAACAAAGCTGATCATATGATTGACCGTATGAAAACTGTTAAAGCATGCCCCGGAATAATAGATTATTGCTCTGCAGGATTTGTTATACCAGCATGGTGTGACATTGAGCTTATTCCTACAGACGATGGCAAACAAGTAATTGCACGATATAGTCATCCTAAATTTAATCATGCAGTTCATCCGCCAGAGACATTACAAGACTTATTGATTAATAAGTTTAGTGTAAGAACCGCAGTAAAATTAGACAACCCATGGGCTATGTGGGCAGCAGAAGGATATAGCCTGATGTACTTGCCTATGTATTACTACGACGACACCCGAAATTGGGAGGCAGTTCCCGGGTGGGCTGATCACGACCTCGGGGCAGTTAGAAATCCAGTTAATATAATGTTAAAAGAAATTAAGTATACTAAGATTTCTATGGGAGAACCTCTTGTTCAAGTAGTTCCTATTAAACGAGAAACTATTACTGCATATACCGGAAAACTAAGCGAAGTTGCTATTGAAAGACAGCATGGATTATCATTCTTACTTAATATGACATTTAACGGATGGCTCAAATATGTGAGACACAAAAAATCTTACAACATCGATGCGCATGATGTTGAATTACCAGTAGAAGTAAAAAAAGGGCCCTGAGGCCCTTTTGTTTAATCGTCACCGTAAAGGTCTAGTACCTCCTTAACGGCATTGTGTCGTTCGATATCACTACTATCAAAACGCACAATATCAATGTGAGATAACTTACGTCCTTCAATCTTGCCGATGAAGTCTATAAGTCCATTGTCTTTTAATCTGTCTGCTTGGTTTAAGTCGCCAGTTACTACCATTTTAGAGTTTTCTCCTAGGCGGGTTAGTAGCATTTTCATCTGGTTCTGAGTTGCATTCTGCATTTCGTCCGCAATAATGTAAGCATTCTTAAACGTGCGGCCGCGCATATATGCAAGTGGGCTTATTTCTATAATGCCTTCTTCTAGCATCGATTCGATTTCCTTAGTTAGATAATATTCTCCTAATACATCGAAGATTGGTCTTGTCCATGGCGCCATCTTTTCATTTAGCGTACCAGGTAAGAATCCTAAATCCTCATCAACAGAAACGGCAGGTCTCGTGACTATAATCCTATCAACTTTACCTTCTTGATAAAGTTTGATTCCCATTTGAACAGCCAACAAGGTTTTACCTGTACCAGCAGGTCCGACGGCAAACAAGATATTCTTGTTGTCATCGTTGAGCTTGAATAGATAAGATTCTTGGTGTTTATTGCGAGGTAACAGGTTTACACGCTGTTTTTTCGCAGGTTTGTGTGCATGGAAATCAATTACATTCACATCTGAAGTAAAACGTTTTTTCACTCGATTGTTTTTACTCATTAAGTATCTCCCACTTTTAGTAAAGCAGGACATGTAGCGACCGCCTCAGTAACTACAGAGGTCCTACACTATTACTTAGTCATTTTGGACTAAAGTAAACTGACAACATATGATTTAAAACCTGCTAAATAAGAGTAGAACCTTCTGGGAATAACTATGCACGATATACTTGACGTTATTAAAAACGTAGAATCAATTTACAGCACTAATTCTAGCCTAAGCACACTCAAAGACTTTGAGCGTGTTCTAGACGAAATGAATATGTACGTATATAAAAACTGGGCCGATGGAGAACTAGCTTCGGGACCTAAAGTTGATCGTCACTGGGTAACTGCTAGTTTTATGTGGCCACGTGAGAAAATGCCCGATCCTATGGCAGCTAAACGCTTAATTGACTACGGATGCCGTGTACGCTACGAAAAAACACGACTACTAGAACCACGTAAGGTTAAAACACCAGACGACTTTCGTCCAGGTACCCGTAAAGGCAAGTTAGATCATACACCAGTATGGTTAGTTGAAATTACCATGCCTAAAACATTAGTCGAAGACATTTACAATGGATATATGACAAAAATGAAAGAAAGTATGGGCATTGGGCGTAATGCCAATGTTGATTCAGCACCGCCACAGGCAGCAGATCAAGCAGCAGTGGCAGCACCAGCACCAGTAGCACCAGCAGGGGGAGAAGCAAATGCACCAACTTAATGAAGGACTAACTGCAGGCGATCTTCGCATGTTAGTTGATAATATTTTTGAAATTGATAGTTATTCTAGCAAGATGGGCGAAGATAAAGATATTGTAGTGTTAGCATTTACAGTAAAAAGTCAACGACCTTCTGATGATCTTGTTGACTTTATAGAAAACGGATATGATTTTGTTCTTGATGCAGATGCTAGTCCAGGTGAACTAAGTGACGGCAAATACAAAGTGTTTGTGGAAATTGAACGTAATCGTCGTATTGCAGAACAAATCGTAGAATTATTAAACGGTATAGGATTACTTGCTAATATAGATGATTTTAAATTTAGATATTATAAGAGTTTTAATAGCATTGATGCTGATGAACAAAACTTAGATCAAACAGTGCCTAAGACTAAAGATGATTATGAAATTAGTATCCAAGAAAATGTAATGAACAACTTTAGCAACTTCTTTGGTCGTAGTTACTTAGAGCAGGTAAACGTTGATCACGACGATATTGTATTCCAAAAGAAGTTTTCGGGACCATTGCGTATGCGTATTGCAGACTTTGGAACAAAAGCTGAAGTCTATGATAATATTGTTGGACCAATTATGTTAGAAGGTAACTCAATGAGTGAGATCATGTTCTTTACTAAGTATGTAGGCAACTATAATATTACCAAAGTTGGCGATAAGTTTGTCTTTGAAAACGGTAAACATGCCGTTGCGTTGGAGAAAGTCTAATGTGGCAATTTCAATGGATGTTAGGTCTTTTACCTGAGTGGTTATGGACTACATTGCTAGTAGCTAGCATAGTAGGATTATTATCAGCGTGGCTACTAAAGCGCATACCTTTTGTTAGTCAGTATAGATTTCCTATACAGGCTGTTAGTGTTGCCAGCTTGTTAGTTAGCGTATGGTTTATAAGTGCTAACAGTACTAATGCAATATGGGAAGCTAAGATCAAAGACCTAGAAGACAAGGTTAAACTAGCAGAAGAAGCTGCTAATACTAAGAATGTAGAGATTCAAGAAAAGGTTGTTACAAAGACCAAAGTGATTAAAGAAAAGGGTCAAGACATTATCAAATATGTTGATAGATGGAACACTAAAGACGTAATCAAAGAAGTTGAAGGTCCTGAAAGAATTAGACGAGAAGAAGTGATCAAATACATTGAAAACTGTCCTGTTCCTAAGGAAATGATAGATATACATAATCAAGCTACAGAATTAAACAAAGCAGCAGAGGGTAAGAAATGAATTACCTTGCTATACTTTTAACTACATTATTAGTTGCATGTTCAACTCCTGTACCCGTTAAACCTAAGTTTCCAGAAGCACCGCAGGCATTAAAAGAAAAATGCGAGCAGTTGAGAAAAATTGAAGGTGACAAAGTAGCAATAACAGAAATGTTAAAGGTTGTAATACACAACTATACCTTATATTACGAATGTTCAACTAAAGTAGAAGGTTGGCAAGAGTGGTATGATACACAAAAGAAAATATACGAGAGCATAAAATGAAAATTACATTAATTATTACAGCAATGTTGTTAGCAGGCTGCGTTACTAATCCAGAAGTACAAAAGTCAATGTCTAAAGATCAAACCATGGACAAGATGGCCAAAGCTGCGTTGATCAATGAGATGTTAGTTAGTCCTGATGCTCACGTAAGAGCAAAGGGTGCTGCAATTGCAGAAAAATTTCTAATAGAACCAAAGAAGAATATATTTGGATTTTAATTAAATAGTAGTACATTAAGCAGGAGCGAAAGATGGCATTGATAGATTCAGTATTAAACTTAGTAAACAAGCAACCAAAAGATCCGGACGCACCTAAGCCTCCGGTGGGATCAAGATCAGAACGTGAAGCAAAGTTAAAAGACAAAGCAGGTATGGTTATTTCTGTATTTGCATTATTATTAGCAGTAAATTCTTGGTATGGTGGCAAACTATCCAGCACAGTATTAAACAATACCTTAGGTGCTAATAACACTTGGGCTCAGTATCAAGCCAAAGCAGGACGTGGCGTCACATACGAAATTGCAGGCAAGACCGCAACTGATCCAAAACTAAAAGCAGAATTCCAAGCTGAAAAAGAGCGCATGGATGCTGACAAGAAAGATATTGCCGAAAAAGCTCGTGCTATGGAAGCAGTTCGTGAAGAAGCAAAGAAGTCTAGTCCTTGGATTGCATATGCTAATACAGCATATCAGTTAGCCATTGTTGTGCTATCAGCAAGTATTCTTGCAGTTAGTGTGGCCATGTTCTGGGGTAGTTTTCTAGTAGCAGGATTCGGAATACTACTAAGCCTAAACGGCTTATATCTGTTCTTTTAAATAAAGGTAGGGGCGAACAATGAGTGAAGAAGTTAAAAGCGCAAGCGAATCAAAAAAAGAAGATTGGATGAACTCAAAATGGCGTCCAATGATGGGTTGGATGTACATGCTGGTCTGTACCATGGACATGGTTGTATTTCCAATCCTATGGAGTCTGTTGCAGACTACCGTAGGCACAGGTCTTACACAATGGAATCCACTGACACTGCAAGGTGCCGGTTTATTCCATATTGCCATGGGTGCGGTACTTGGTATTGCGGCATTTGGTCGCACACAAGAAAAACTAGGTGGAGCAAACAATGGCGGAATACAAGCACCAGGAACAGGATTTCAGGGCGGGCCTCCAGCATTTGGCGCACCGCAATCAGGATTCGGTGCGGCACCTGGGGGCTTCGGTTCTCCAGCACCAAGCACAAGTTATACACCGGCACCGAGTTGGGGTACAACTCCAGTATCAACAGCACCAAGATCTTTTAGTTCAGCACCACTCGGAGCCGCAGCAGTTGGTGCAGCCGGAGGCTTTGCGGCAGCAACAATGATGCCTGCTATGGACAAGCCAATGCCTAGCAGACCACCATTTGAAGAAGATTTTCCTGAAATAGATTGACCTTTTAGGTCATAATGCTATATAATAGCACTATGGACTATTATCAAATATTAGGTGTAGCTGAAAACGCAAGTCAGGATGATATCAAAAAGGCCTACAAAAAGTTGGCCATGAAGAATCATCCTGATCGTGGTGGCGACACACAAAAATTTCAAGAAATATCGCAAGCGTATGACACGTTAGGCGACGAGCAAAAACGACAACAGTATAACGCTCAAAAAAATAACCCCTTTATTCACGCACGTAGTAGCAATCATGGATTCCCCGATGTAAACGATATCTTCGGAGCAGCATTTGGATTTGGAGGAGCCAGCCCTTTCGGAGGATTCCAGCAGCGAGGTCGTAATAAAGATCTATCAATTAGGGTTAGCATTACGTTTAAGCAAAGTTATACTGGTACGCAAATTGAGGCAAGGTTTAATACACCTGCTGGCCGTGCGCAAACTGTGGTAGTTGATATTCCACCAGGTGTGCAAAGCGGCCAAACTATTCGCTACGGTGATTTAGGCGACGATTCTATTCCCAATCTGCCTCGAGGTAATCTCAACGTAACAGTAATAGTTGAACCTGATCCTGTTTGGGAACGCCGAGGTAATGAACTAATTACCATACTAACTGTTACAGCTTTAGAAGCTATGATAGGTTGTATGAAAGAGGTTGCTTGCCTAGACGGATCAACAATGCCGTTAAGATTGCGCCCAGGAATTCAGCATGGGGCAGAGTTTGCCAGCGGTGGCCGCGGATTTAGAGATGTGAATACTGGACGAGTAGGAAGTTTAATTGTTGTACTTAATATACACATTCCGGCTGTAACAGATCCCCAATTGATTCGAGAGTTACAAGCATTATATGTTAAACTACATTAAACCTAACAACGGAAACTGAATGACTGTTAATAAATGTTATGGCGCACTAACTCCTATAGTTTTTAAAAAAGTTAAACAACTAATATTAGGTATAGAAACTCCGTGGTACGCTACCATGACTGACTATTACTCTGCACAGCCGAGCATCTATAGTCATTCGTGGACTCATTTTGCTATTATGGATGGAAAATCTGTATCCCCATTAGGCGATCCGTTAATGATAGCTGCATTTTCGGCACTAGAAAACAGCGGACAAAACGTTGACCAAATTATACGAATTCGATTAGGATTACATTCTATTAGTCCTCAATATTTTACCGGCGGTGCCCACGTAGATTTGCCGTATCCACACATGGTTGGCTTACTTTATCTTGACGACGGCGACGGCGATACTCAAATATATAATGAAAAATATGATTCTTCGGATAATGCAGATACATATCAATATTTTCAACAAGTGCATAAAGGGCAATCAACAATAATGGAAACTTCAACTCCTGAAGAAAATAAACTTATATGGTTTAACGGATTACACTACCATGCTAGTCAGTCTCCAACTACTATGGCAAAACGTGTAGTAATTAATATTAATTATACAACAAAGGAAACTAAATGGTAGAACCTAGCAGCGAATTGCAAATGGTATTTGAAAAAGCTATTGATGTAGCTAAGAAGCTAAAGCATGAATACTTAACAATTGAACACTTGTTGTTTTCTATGTTATGCGAAGATACATTTCATAAATGTGTCACTGGCTATGGTGCAGATGCTGATTTCCTTAAAAAGAATTTAGAGCTGTATCTTAAAAATAAATGTGATGAAATCATCACAGAACAAACAGATGTTAAACCACGTAAGACGCAGGCAGTAGAGCGTGTGCTTAATCGTGCATTTACACAGGTCCTGTTTAATGGGCGTCAAAAAATTGAACCAACAGATGTATTCCTTGCTATGATGAGCGAAAAGCGTTCATATGCAAACTATTACATTCAACAAGCAGAGATTGACAAAGATAAATTTGCCGATTATTTAAATTCAGATATTACAGAAGTAGACTCAGTGGAAGAACAACGAGACGGACAGGGCGAAAAAGCCCTACGTGCATTTACAACTAACCTTAATGATGCAGTTAAAAAGAACAAGGTTGATCCGGTCATTGGTCGTATTGACGAGTTAGAAAACATTGCCTTATCACTAGGGCGCCGTAGCAAGTCAAACGTGATACTAGTTGGTGATCCAGGTGTTGGTAAAACTGCTATTGCAGAAGGACTAGCCTATAATATTGTTAAAGGTGCTGTTCCAGACTTCTTAAAAGAATATACAGTGTTCAACTTGGACATCAGTGCCATGCTTGCAGGATCAAAGTATCGCGGAGACTTCGAAGAACGCTTTAAAATGGTACTTAAAGGTCTTGACAAGAAAGGCAAGACCGTTTTGTTTATTGACGAAGCACACATGATCAGTGGGGCAGGTGCAGGTGGACAGCAAAATAGTAACGATCTTGCCAACATGATGAAGCCTGCACTAAGCAAGGGCAATATTAAAGTTATTGCATCAACTACTTGGGAAGAATATCGCAAGTACTTTGAAAAAGATCGTGCGCTCATGCGTAGGTTTGCACGTATCACTATTGATGAGCCTACTCCAGAAATGGCCATACAGATTCTTAAAGGTATTAAGAAGTACTATGAAGGTCATCACAATGTTAAGATCAAAGACGATGCTATCCAGGCGGCTGTTAAACTCAGCATTAAGTATCAAACAGATAAAAAGTTACCTGACAAAGCAATTGATCTAATCGACCTTGCTTGCAGTCGTTTCAATCTTAAACTTGCAGACGACCGTGTTGTTGACGAAGCAGCCATTCAATACGAACTGGCCAAGGTTGTTAACATGCCCACTGAAAAAATTGCAGAACAAGAGTCAAGTAGTCTCGCTAATCTTGAGGCTAACTTGCAACAAGAAGTCTATGGACAAGATACTGCTATTACAGAAATTGTTGATAAGATATTGGTCAGCCAGGCTGGTCTAAAAGCAGAGAATCGTCCAGTAGGTGCATTTGTGTTTATGGGGCCAACTGGTACAGGTAAGACTGAAACTGCCAAAGCATTGGCTAAGAACTTAGGTGTTAAACTTATACGTTTTGACATGAGTGAATATCAAGAAAAGCACTCAGTTAGTAAGTTAATTGGATCACCTCCGGGCTATGTTGGATTTGAAGAAAATTCAGGCTTGTTAATTACACAGGTTCAAGAGAATCCCAACTGTGTGTTGTTGCTAGACGAGATTGAAAAATCACATCCTGATGTGTCAACTATCTTATTACAGATGATGGACAACGGATTTGTCACAGGATCTAATGGTAAGAAAGCAGATTGCCGTAATTTGATTCTAATCATTACTACTAATGCTGGCGCAAGTGATTCTGAAAAGAATCAGATTGGATTCGGTCAACAAGAAAAGCAATATAGCGATGAAGCATTGAAGAAATTCTTTGCACCTGAATTCCGCAATCGTTTAGATGCAGTGGTTACATTTGGTAAGCTGACTAAAGAAACAATGATCAAAATTGTCGGTAAGTTTATGGTCGAAGTGCGTGAACAAGTTAAAGACAAAGGCATTAAAATTAAAATCAGTGACGATGCAATTGATTGGTTAATTGACAAGGGCTTTGACAGTAAAATGGGTGCTCGTCCTCTGCAACGTGTCATTGACAAGGACATTAAACGTCCATTGGCTAAGATGATGTTGTTTGGTGACCTAAAGCACGGTGGAGCATTGAGCATTGGAGTAGCTGATAATTTGTTAAGTTTAACTGCTAAACCAAAAGTACAAAAGGTAGTTGTAGATGAAGTTATATCCAACCATACAGACCAAGCAGACAACCAAGCTGTTTAACAACAAATACAAGTACAAAATTGTGCTTGTATCTAAAGCTGCTGGCTGGTTTAGAGGTTGTAATTTTGAAAGGGTAACTGAAGAGTTACTTCTTCAAAACGATCCTAATGCTGACAAATGGCTTATTAGACTGACTCTTGACGAACAACTATACACTTCATGGTTAAAAGAAGCACTGGAAAAATTATCAAACTACGAGATTAGAGTTGAAAATCCTTTCATTAGCTTTTATACTAATACTAAAGAAGATATCGAAAAGCTAGCTAAACTTGACTCAGATCGCGTCAAGTACGTATGTTTGCCAGCAACAGGAACAGACGATGTTTTAGACCAAGGTACTATCATTGTTAAAAATCTAGACTTTGCCTATAAAGTAACTATGGGCAGGACTAAACAAGATTTTACTAACTTTGTACAATGGTGTGAAGGCAAGGATAAAATCCGCATGCCTAAACGTGCTAAAGCAGATTTATCTAAGAAAGCCTGCTGGGGTGGCTGTCATTTTTACGTTAAAGATGAAAAGACATTAACCGTGGTTAAAATGTTTGTGGGCGGCTTCATACACAGCGTTGAGTCTGTTATAAAGCAGTAATCAAAGCTACTTCCTAATATCCCTTTTGCGATAAATATCGTAAGAGGGATTTTTTTATGGCGTAAGTAACTCGTCAGTAGATTTTAAAAATTATGAAAATATTTGAACTGTTTAACCCCAACATGAAACGAGAAGAATTTGATCTGCATGATGATCTAATCTTGTTCATGCGCAACGACCCACAATTTTACCGTAAGGAATTTCATCCGTTCCAACAAAAATTCAATCGTCACTGTGATGCAGGACGTAGTGTATCAGCTAAAGCATTTGAACCTATGGTACATCGAGCGTTTGATCAATATAAAGATATGTTCCCCGTAGAAGGAATGGAAAACAAATTAACAGAACGAGATATACAAGAAATTTGTGAAAAGTTACAAGGTGAAGAAACCAATTTTTATCACGAAGACAAGAAAAAAACTGCCGAGAAAAAAGATGATTTTAAGAGAACTATTTGAAGCTAAGGCTAAGTCAGTAGGCATTATATTCGGCCGATTTAATCCTCCTCATATGGGGCATATGAAAGCGTGGGAAATGGCCAGTGAAAATTCAGTATGGTATGTGGGTACTAATAAAAGTACGCAAGGTCCCAAGGATCCATTACCATTTGACATCAAGGTCAAAGCTATGGAAGCTGTGTATCCTGAAATCAAAGGACATATTGTTGCTGAACAAAGTTGGCTAACGCTAGCTAGCAAAGTATACGAGAAGCACGGAAATATTGTATTGAATGTCTACACTGACGAAGCATGGGTTACCAAGGCACTTGTACAGTATAACGGTCAAGAAGGTGCCCACGGTTATTACGAGTTTGGCACTATTCAACAACAAGACACACCACGCCTAAGTTCAGCAACTGCTCTACGTAATGCAGTGGCAGCAGATGATAGAGATGCATTCGGTCAAGCTGCCGGTGTTGATCCTAATACGCTAATTGCCGGACATCCGTTTTTTGATGTGGTAAAACATTATCTAATGCCACATGCTGAAAAGGCAGCGGCTAAAGTAGTTAAGAAAAAAGTTAAAGAACCGGTAGCAGAATTGTCATCTGAGCTATTAGGACGTTACAAGAAAGCAGCTGGCGCAGATGCTAAGAAAGCAGATGCAGAAGGTAACTATAAACATGGTGATAAACGCTTCAGTGGTATTGTTAAAGCAACTAAGAAACAGTTTAACAACGATGCTAAAGGTGTAGAGGAAGGTGAAGGTAACTTTGCAGGAGATACTACAGTTAATATTGGTGGAGAAACAGTCAGGAGATTAGATGTCGGTGATATGGTAATATACTTTGGACGAAAGGCAAAGATTGAAGACCAATCAAAAAACCGTAGATATTCTCGTATTACAATTTTATCTGATTTTGGCGGTATTACAAAAGACGTACTTACCAGTGACCTAAAACGAGTACATCAAGGTGTGGCGGAGAATGCTTGGGACAGACTACAGCGTGAGAAGGCATTAGAGTCAGCAGGTGTTGGTATTATTACCAAACAGAATACCACTGTTGATGTAAATAAGAATACACCAAAGAAGAACTTAAAGGCATTTAGGTTAATATAATGGATGAGCTTGCCCAACTTAAACGCCTTGCCGGAGTCAATAGTTATAAAGGCCTAACACCATATGACATTAATGAAGGCAGTAATATAAGCATTACTGGCAATGAAAAAGGCAAGTTGATGAAACAGCACAATATTAAACCAGGGACACCCCAGTGGTTTAAGTTATGGTTTAGTCTACCTTACATGACTGGCGAAAAGCCTATTGGAGATTAATATGAGTTTTGAGTTTGATTTCACCTTAGACAAAGTAACACACTTACTACACAAGAACAAAGAACCAGCATTCTGGTTTAACGCAATGAATACATACTTGCCAAAGTTTGGTATTACCACACCGGCTCGTGTTGCAGGATTTGTAGCACAAGGACAACACGAAAGTGGTGACTTTACTATGTTACAAGAAAACTTAAACTACAGTGCAAAAGGTCTAATGGGTACATTTAAAAAATATTTCCCAGACGAAGCTATTGCTGCTCAGTATGCTAAGAAACCAGAGATGATTGCCAATCGTGTCTACGGTGGGCGTATGGGTAATGGTCCAGAATCTAGTGGTGACGGATACAAGTTCCGTGGTCGTGGTGTACTACAGCTAACAGGTCGTGCAAACTATACACAATGCAGCCGTGATCTATTTGGCGATGACACATTAGCCAATGATCCGGATTTAGTACGTACACCAGAGTATGCTATTATTACTGCCTGCTGGTTCTGGTATAAGAATCAACTAAATGCTATTTGCGACACTGGTGACATTGTCTTACTAAGTAAACGTATCAATGGCGGAACTATTGGTCTAGAAGATCGTATCAAACATTGGAACGATGCACTAGAGGTGTTTGAAGGCTAAAATGCTACTACGTGAACTAACACAGCCAACCGCATCTACTGTAGATGAAGCCAAGAAGCGCAGGCGCAAGGCTCGTCGTACTACGGGTATGTCAGCAGCCTACGGTCCTGGACCTTATGGTGGTTATGGATACTATGCTGGCTACAGCGGAGATTCAGGAAGTGGTGACGGTGGAGGAGGTGGCGAAAGCATTGAGAATGAAAACTTTGCGGACGGAAAGAATCCACAAGACAAAGGAGATGCTAAACGTCACGGTGTCAATACCAAAGCATCAGTAAGCTCGCTACGTAAAACTGCTAAACAAGGTGGTCGCAAAGGACAGTTAGCACACTGGATGGCTAATATGAAAGCTGGTAAAGCTAAGAAGAACGAAACACTTACAGAAGCTGTTATACATCCAAGTACTATGGATGCACTGGAAGACTTCTTACCGTTTGTTATGAAGTTGTTAAAGCTAGATAAACTACCAAGAATCAGCGTTCATAAAACTATAGAAACAGGTGATCAACCTAGCTTTGGCGGATATAATCCAGAAGATGGTACTATACAACTAGCCCTTAAAGATCGTCATCCTGCAGATGTGCTTAGAACACTAGCACACGAACTAGTACACTTTAAGCAAGATCAGCAAGGTGAACTTGACGAACAAAGTGGTACTACTGGCAGTAATGAAGAAAATGAAGCAAATACTAAAGCAGGTATTATCATGCGTCATTTTAACAAACGCTTCCCGCAATATTTGGAATAATTTATGCGAATAAAAGAACTATTAATTAAAGAAGCAACAGCTGGCGCTACCAGCGCAGGTAATGTTGCAGTAGGGCCTGTATACAAAAATAAAGCAGGAAAAGCAGGTAAGAACAAAGACGGCACAGTAAAAAATGCTCTTGACATGAAGAACAATTTACTCACCGGCGGCAGCTTAAAACGATAAATATTACGATATTGGAGAATTCTCAAAATGCAAGATAACTTTCACCGCCCAGCAGATCACGAAGCAAAAATGGCTCGTGCTGACCTATTTAAATGCGCTCAATACAGCTTTAAGCTATTCAAGATGATTGGCGAAGACCAAGAGCTAGAAGGTTGGGTACAGGCTAAGATTACCAAAGCCGCTGACTACATTGCGTCTGTGTATCATTACATGGAATACGAAATGAAGATCAGTGAGTACGGTAGTGCTATTGAAAACAGCGATATGTATTCAGAAAGCATTCGTCGGGCATTTGCACAGAAGCTAACAGAAGCTAAGGTACAGGCTAAAAAGGCCAAAGCCGACATGAAAAAGAAAGAAGAAGACCTAGAAGAAGCATTTGATGACAAGGCCAAAGTTGGTGACAAAAAGAAAACTGCCACTGGTGAACTAGAAAAAACATCAACAGGTGTTAAGCACACTAATACCAGTTACAAAGATGACGGTGACTCTGAAGAAAAATCTGGCAAGGGTGTTAAGAGTCATGCTAAGTCACAATCAGCAGCTGAAAAGAAATCACAGGCTCCAAAACTAAAACAAAGTCCAAAGAGTGCCAAGACATGGGGCATGAAAGACAGCGAGAAATTCGACAACAGAGATAAAGACGTAAAGGAAGGCAGTATCCAGGGCGGTGTATGGACTGCTAATGCTCCTAAGAAAGGCGCACCTAATGTTCCGGTTCCAAGTCCAAACGAAGGACCAACATCATCTGCTAAACGACCAGTAAAGCCAGGAACAACTCCCGAGAAGGCCAAACTAGATCCACGTTACAAAACAGATCCAGCGTTCAAGAAAGAAGTCGACACTGCATCAAAAATTGGTGTTAAAGAAGGTGCTAAGCCAGACTTCTTAGACATCGACAATGATGGCAACAAGAAAGAAAAAATGAAAGATGCCGCTGCTAACAAGAAAGCAGGTCCTAAGAAAGGCGTTAATCCTTTTGCCAAAGTAAAAGAAACAGCAATAAGTGGTGCACCACAAAAATCTGGAATTCCAACGACAGCAACTACTACAGTACCAGGAATGAGAGCCACTCAACAAGATTTAAAGAAGGCAGGAGCAAGTGCAGCATTAGGTGAAGGAAAATGCAACCACACTGCTAAAGGCAAGGCATGCCCAGTACACGGTCTAAAAGAATGTGGTGGCACGTATGAAGGATCGGATAGTAATCCTCAACATAGTCATCAATATGATGTTACTATGAAACACGCCAAGAACCCAACAGTGCAACAGCGTATGGCTGCACACGATATTAAGCCTGGTGTAGCAGGCTATAGAGATCGTATAGATATGTTGAAAGACTTAGAGCGTACAGGCAAATTAAAAAGTAAGAATTAAATCATGGACATGAAGCGTATAATCCAAACAATAGACTCAGCTTCTAATAAATCTGAGATTATTAGCGAAGGCAGGGGACCGTTAAATCGTTCCACTAGTGCCGAGTCAATTGCCATGCAGCATTATACTGCTCCAGTGTTAAATGTAGCAGAAGAAGCAAAGCCAAGTATGATTGGCAAATATTTTGCTACTGTAGAACAAGAATTAAAAGAAGCTGCTGCTCGTCCTAACGAACGTGCTCGTCAACTAGCAGAACGTGTTATTGAACGTATAGTTCCCAATGCAGACGGATCATTACCTGATCCAAGCATTAATCGTCTAACAGGTAAACCAAATCCTCCAGCAGCCGAGCCAGCGCCTAGTAATTTAAAGCCAGGTAGTGCAACTGTTGAATACGGTGGTGCAACTTATAGTGTAAATGTTTTTGGTGACGGTATTAGACCAAGAATTGGTCGTAGTGATAAAGTTGTTACTGCAAAAGCCTATGTAGTTGGTGACAAAATGTATGTACTGTTAGATCCAACTGTACAAGAAGATAAAGATCCATGTTGGGACAGTCATAAGATGGTAGGTACAAAGAAAAAAGGTGGTAAGACAGTTCCTAACTGTGTGCCTAAGAAATAATTATGGACGAACTTAAAAAAGCAATGAAGATTGCATTTGCCAGTGAATATAGCTTTGCACTAAAAGCACAGAACTTTCACTGGAATGTAGAAGGACCATTGTTTCCACAACTACACATGTTGTTTGGTGACATTTACGAAGAAGTATATGAAAGTATTGATCCATTTGCAGAAAACATTCGCAAATTAGGATCATACACTCCTGCTAGCTTTGAGCGTTTCTCAATGCTAACACAAGTAGAAGATGAATTAAACATGCTTGAAGATCGTGCTATGATTGCAGAATTATTGCAAGATAGCGATAAAATGGTCAAACTATTAAAGATAGTATTTGATCTTTCTGAACAAGCAGGTGAGCACGGATTAAGTGACTTTATAGCAGCTCGTATGGATGCACATCGCAAACACAGCTGGATGTTAAGGGCTACGTCGAAATAATAAGAACACACTACCTTAGGACCTTTGCGTTTTTAAGTGTGGGGAGGCTGCTGCCCGCAGAAAGCGATTCGCTACCGTAGACTGCTAAGTGAGCATAAATATATTATAGAATATTTGGGGAACAAAATGGACTTAAAAGCATTAATGCAGAAGTTAGAGACAATCAATACAAAACAGATCGTTGCGGAATCTGTAGAAACAAAGAAAGTTATTACAGAATCAGTAGCACATGTTCGTTATTCTGCAGAACCTGTTTTTACTAGTTCAATTGCTCGCAGTCTTGCTGAAGAGTTTGGATATGAACTAGACGAAGCAGATCCTAATGATCCAATGAATACAGCAGCCGTTGCTGCTAACACTAAAGCAATGCAAGATGCTATAGCTAAAAAAGATACTGCTTCAGGTAAGGTAGTAGGCAGCGGAACTACACCTGCACCCGCTGCTGCTGGTCAAGCAGCAAGCCCTACAGCAACGGCACCTGCGGCTGCGGCACCTGCAGCTAAACCAGGCGTGTTTGATAGAGTTAGCACCGCTTTCCAAAAAAATAACGAAAAATTTGCTGCAAAACAAGCTGCTGATGCAACAGCTAACAGTCCAGAAGGTATGGCAGCTGCCAAAGCAAATCTAACAAAAAGTCAATTAGATTGGTTAGGTGATGCTGTACCAAGTCCAGAAATTTTAAAAAGAATGCCGGCGGCGGCACCTGGTGAAAAACCTGCTGGCGCGGCGTTCACTCCACCAGCAACTGGATTAGTTAGTGCTGATGGTAAACCTGTATTAGATGGTAGCGGAAAGCCGGTGGCTACTGGTTCAACAACAGCGGCCATGCCGGCAGCTACTGGTTCAACAACAGCGGCCATGCCGGCAGTAGCACCAGCTGGGGCAAAACCACCGGCTGGATCAGTTGATCCTAATGCTGGAGAACTTGGTGGTGCCGGGGCGGCAGCAGCTGGTCAAGGCGGAACTGCGGCGGCGCAGAAAGTTGCACCAGATGCAGCAGCACAGGCTGGCCGTATTGCTGATAGAATGGATGCTGAAGCAGGCGCAAATACTGCTGGCGCAGCGGCGCCTGGGGCAGCAAAACCGGACGAGCTTGCTAATATTAAAAAGAATGCTGGCGTTCCAGCAGCACCCACAGGAGTTCAAGCACAAGGCGATGACGATGGTAACACAATGATTACTCGTCCGGATGGTAGCACTATGGTAGTAGGTCCAGATGGAAATGCTATTAAACCAGGAACAAATCCTAATTTACCAACTAACAAAGCACAGGCAGCAGCCCTTGCATCGGGGCAACCAGACGATGTAGCTGGTGTTGATAAAGCAGTGGCAGCGAATGCGGCAGCTCCGGCGGCACCTGCACAAGCCGCAAGTCCTGCGGCAGCGAAACCAAAAGTAATGGCCAAGTCAGACCCAGCTGTACTGAAGATTCAACAAGATCTGATTGCCAAAGGTGCAAAGATCAAAGCTGACGGAGTAATGGGGGATGCAACTCGCGCGGCGCAAAAGCAGTTCGGCGGCGGCCAAGCGGCAAGCCCAGCAGCTAAACCTGCAGCACCAGCAGCTGGAGCGCCTGCACCAAGTTTGATCAATCGATTTAGAGCATCTCGAGGACTTCCAACATCTGAAGCAGTATCAGTACCTACTACTGCACAGGTTGTCCAAGCAAAAGATGATCAGATACTTGCAATAATTCGAAATATTCGAGTATAACAAAAAGCACCCCTGGGGTGCTTTTTTTAATGCCAATTGCCATTCATACAATGCAGTAATTCATGTCCAAGTACATGCATACTTGTAGTCTTTGGTACAATAATAGTGCATTGAGTTTTGTCAGTATTCCAAAAAGCACAACTGTTTACTCCGTAGCCAAACCCCCCAAACCCCCTAGTTTTGCTTTCCTTTTCACAAATACCTTGCACATTATCTGTGGCAATGATTGTGGTTTGAATTTTAGTGCTGTTCACAGGGAATTTTCGATCAGCTTTGTCCCATGCCTCAAAGGTCTGAGCAGACACAGTATTTGAACAAATTAACAAACTAATTAGTAAAGATTTTTTCATATGTGTTGCTTTGTGTAGCTAAGTATGTTATAATTATATAATAAATTTAAAGGATTGTCAATGAGTACACGCATGTATGGACCCGAAGAAAAAGCCAAATTAGAACGTTTAATCAACGAAGGCAGTACCGTTTTACGTGAAATTGAGGACTTAAAAGAAGGGCTCAAAGAAACGGTTAAAGCAGTAGCAGAAGAATTGGAAGTTAAACCCAGTATTATCAACAAGGCTATTGCTATTGCACATAAAGACAATTGGAAAGAACACGAACAAGCGTGGAATGACATTGAGATGATTTTGGGAGTAACCAATAGGTTACCAGAGTAATGGATGTTATCAAAAGTATATATAGTTGGGCCAAAAATGATTACAATGAATGGCCTACTCGTTTTACTTTAGAAATCACAGCATGGTTCATGAGTCTCGGCTGTTCTCTAACATTAGCGGCTGCGGCAACTGATCCATTGTTCCTTTATCTCTATCCAATCTTTATTGCACAATGTGCAATCTTTGGGTGGGCCGCTTGGACACGTAAGAGTACAGGCATGGTAGCTAACTACCTACTACTAGTCACTATTGATCTAGTAGGCTATGTTAGACTACTAAATACGTAATAGAAGGGCAGGCGGGCCATAATCCGCACATTGGTGTTTGCAAGCCGTAAATTGCATAGGAGAAAATAATTTGTATGTAGACGCATTCTTTCAGCGCGACGCTGATATTGTAAAAATTGTAGAACGTAGTACAGAGGGGAAACGAGTATTCAAAGAGTTTCC